CAGTATGGTTATGTATACGGCTTGCTTCCTAAAGCTTCCAAGAAAAAAAATAAAGAGCTTGAAATGTTAGGACAAAGTACTAATACTTGGTGTGGAAATATAATAAGAAGCACTGAATATACAAAAGTTAAAAAAAACAGAGTGTCAATAGATGATGCGTTAAAAAAATAACAATATGAAAAATAAAGAAAATGAATTAATAAAGAAATTTGAAAGTCTTTCTAAATTTATAGAAGAAAATGATATTCCTGCTTTAATATTAATTAAAACAAATGAAAGTCATTTTTCAGCAACAATTTCTAATATAGATGATATTACGGAATTATTTGCAAAACAATCACATGATGATGACGATTTAGGACATGCTTTGTCTTATATAGCTACATTAACGATGGGTTCACAATGTTCTATGAATCATAGAAAGTTCTTTGAGTTTCAAAGGAATGTATTGGCTGCTATTAAGGAATATGATGAAACCTTTAACGGCTTATTCAATGAAGATGAAGATGAAGAAGTAGATAATAAAAATTGAGATTGTTAGTTTTATATATTTACATTTTAAAAAACATTATTATGAAAAAATGGTTTTTAGGTTCTCTGAAATACGAAAAAGTAATGGAGAACGGGAAAGAAAAAAAAGTTACAGAAAAATATCTAATAGATGCCTTATCTGTGACAGAAGCCGAAGCTAGACTAATAGAAGAAATGTCTCCCTTTATCAGTGGCGATTTTCGATAAAAGCTGTGGTAGATACAAAATACGCAGAAGTAGTTCCAAGCGATAATGAAGCTGATGATACTTGGTTCAAGTGTAAACTTGGGTATATCACCTTAGACGAAAAGACTGGGGCTGAAAAGGCTACGACAACTAATATGCTTGTACAAGCAGCAGATTTAAGACAAGCTGTAAAGAACTTAGACGAACACATGAAAGGTACAATGGCTGATTATAGAATCGAAAGTGTATCTGATAGTAAAATAATGGACGTTTATCCATATAATAATAGTAAACAATAATGGAAGCAATATATATTGAAGGTCAAATTACTGCCATACTCCCCGAAACTAGAGGTGTGGGACAGAGAGGTGAATGGGTTAGCCAAGATTTTGTATTAAAGACAGACGATAACTATCCTAAAAATATTTGTTTCACTATTTTGGGAGCAGACAAGATTAAAGAAGCGAACATTAGAATCGGAGATGTTGTTAGTATTGGAGTAAATCTTGAATCCAGAGAATTTAATGGACGTTGGTATACATCTATAAAAGCATGGAGTGTTAAAAAGAAGTTTGAGTCACAGGCAGCTAAGCAAGCACCTCCTGCCCCAACACCACAGCCATCGCAACCAACACAGACTCAAACATCTTCTTCTGTGGATAACACAGACGATCTGCCGTTCTGAATTGGCGAAACGTTACAGAAGTTTAAAGTTAATGGAATTGACGTAGAGGTTATTGGATATAACAAATAATATCTCTATATTTGTGGAATGAAAGGGATAGGTGGATTTAGTACTCCCACTGAAAGCTATGCCAACAGGTTTCCCTTTCTTCCTTATTGTTGGCTCACAAATAATGTTGGTAATATGAATGAATTAATCAAAATTACAGAAAAAAACGGGAAACAAGTCGTTTCCGCTAAAGAATTGTATCTTGGACTTGGATTGGATAAATCTAATTGGTCAAGATGGAGTAAGGTAAATATTGAAGAAGATAAGTTCTTTAATGAAAGTGAAGATTGGGTTCGTCTTAAAGACGATAGTGATAATCAATTAGTTACAAATCCAAATAAGGTTTCTTATGATTATGTTATTACTCTTGATTTTGCCAAACATCTTGCAATGATGGCGAGAACAGAGAAAAGCTATGAGTATCGGAATTACTTTTTGGAATGTGAAAGAATAGCAAAAAGCACTGTAGAAAAATCTCTTCCTAAAACTTTTGCAGAAGCATTAAGGCTTGCTGCTGAACAAGCAGAAAAAATAGAAGCTCAACAAAAATTATTAGAATTGAAAGATACTATTATTTCTGAATATGAACCAAAGGTTAATTATTACGATTTAATTCTATCATCCAAGGATGCTATAAATATTACAGTGATTGCAAAAGATTATGGCATGAGTGCTAAAGCTATGAATAAGAAACTGAATGAACTTGGAGTTATCTTTAAATCAGGAGATACATGGCTACCTTATCAAAAGTATGCAGTTATGGGATATACTAAGACGGGAACAGTTTCTTACAATGATGGAAAAAGTTCTGCTGTTCACAGCAAATGGACACAAAAGGGGAGGCTTTTTCTATATGATTTACTCAAAAACAATGATATATTACCATTAATAGAAAGATGAAATGGAAAAGCCAACTTATGAACAATTATTAGAGTATTATGAAACGTCTCATGGTTGTTTTTTTATAGACCGTGACCCAAATGAAGTTGATATAGAATGGATTAGAGACAATGCTTATCAACAAGAATTAGTCCCAGTGGATAAGTTACCAAAATGTATTTTTGAAAAAGACAGTAAACAATAAATATTATGGCAGATGAGAAAAAAAATGTCGCTTTAAGAAATAATATTGGCGACCAAGTAATTGGAAGATTGAATGAATTAGCCCAAGCTAATTTCAATTTCCCTAAAGATTATAACTATGTGAATGCTATCAAGATGAGCGTTCTAAAGTTACAAGAGTTGAAAGATAAGGATAAGCGTCCGGCATTAGAGGTTTGTGATCCTGCAAGCATTAGTTCAGCACTTTTTAAAATGGCTACAAAAGGATTGAATCTAGCTTATAATCAAGCTTACGCTGTAGTTCGTGGAACAGAACTTTGTATAGACCCCGGATATTTTGGGAATGTACTTATGGTAAAACGCATATTCCCTGACTGGGAGCCAATGCCACACTCAATTAGAGAAGGGGATGAATATGTAACAGAAGTTGATCCTAAGACAGGTAAGAAGAAACTTTTGAAACACGTACAAAAATTAGAAAACCTAGATAAAGATTTTATAGGAGGATATATATATTTGCCATCTAAAGATGGAGAAATGTATCTTTATGAAATGACTCGTAAACAAATATTGGCTGCATGGTCTAAAAGTTCATCTAGGGAGCAAGCAACGCATAAACAGTTTGATGAGAAAATGCTGCAAAAGACACTTGTAAATTCAGGATGCACAATGATTATAAATTCCACTCCTGAATTAAAAGCTTTTGACGACGATGATAATGAGGAACAAACAAATAGTAATTTGAAGCAACTAAGCACTGAACAAGTAGGTGAGGTTGTAGAATATGAAGAAGTAACGGAAACTGTAGATGCATCCACATTAGGTAACAAAGAAGAACTTAATGGTGCAAATGCAGGTGACTCGGTAACAACCAAAGAGGAAAAGAAAAAACAAATTAAAGCACGTCCGTTTTAATCATGGATGATGAATATGAAATAGATTCTTCATGGGAAGAAATGTATCCTAATTGGATAGATGATGGAGCAGATATTTTGTAAATAAATCAACTTAGTCCCATTTTGTTTAGGTAGTAATACCTATTCGGATGGGACTTTTTAATTAGAAAAATATGAGTGAAAATTCAACAGACATAGTTCAAAAACTATTTGAATACTTATATAATAAATATCCAAACTTAAAAGTACAATGTCTTACTAGAGAGAATGGAGTAAGATGGCGACAAGATTGCCAATATATTGAGGATTATTTAGAAAAAGACATTCGTAATTATTTAGGGGATAATCTTCAAGAGTTTTTTTGGATAAGTAGTTATCAATATGTTTATGTGAATTAAGATTATGAAAAGAAGAATTGAAAATTTCCTCGCAAAATGTGTATGCAAAGGTATTGAATTGTATATGCGGAAGTATCGAATATACATGTCTAATGAGGAGTTGATTCCAATGACTGATGAACAGTTCAAAGAGAAATTGGTAAGTCATAATTCCCTAAATTTTTGTGAGAATTATTTCGAACGATACGATAAATATAGAAATTATGAATTATCAGAAAAAAGAGGAATACATAAAGGAGACCAATTTCTATGTATCAAAGATGTAATAATGAATGGTGAAGAAAATGAGATTGCTTATTTTCAAGGGGAAATATACTTATCAGAAAATGATGGTTGTATAACTGATGAATATGGTGATAAATCTCATTGGTGGATAAAAGAGGAAGAGATTAATAGTTATTTTAAAAAGATACAACCATGAACGTAGATGTAACAGTTAGTGTTAATATACAAGATTTATTTAATTCCATGTCTGCAAAAGAAAAGGCGGAATTTTGTGATATAGCTCTTGACTATCTTGACGACAGCAAACTTATAAAAGAATTGAAAGATAGAAATTGTGATTGGAGTTATTTTGGATTAAAAGAAGAATGATATGACGGCAAAGGAGTTATTAAGTAAGGTAGAAGATATAGAATCGAAACTATATTATGATATGGGTAAGTATCGACAGTTTACTATTGATACAGTTGATGATATTATAGATGAATTGAATAATCATATTCAAGAGCCTTCCCAAGTTTTAACAGATGAAGATGTAATAGGGAGTTTAATATATAAAATTGAAAGTATTATGGGAATATGTGATTCAAGCCTATTGGATTACCAAATATTTGAAGAATTACTTTATTTAATGAAGGAGGATTAATTATGGAAAAGAAAGTTGCAGGAAGCGTAATCATTAACACTTCAGACCAATTAGTTGCCAATAAATTAAAGGCATTGGAATTAGGCTATAAATATGGTAAAAAGTCAGGTTATACAGGAACAGTGCTTGATAAAGAGGCTTATGAAAAGGCAGAAGAAATATTAAAATGGGCTTATGGCATATCTGAAAATAGCGGGAAGTAGCAGTAAAGGCAATAGCTATATCCTTGAATGTAATAACGAAATCCTTTTAATTGAAGCAGGTGTATCTTTTAAAAATAAGATACTTCCGGCTATAAATTGGAAAGGAGGTAGGGTGGTTGGCTGTTTAGTCAGCCACCGATGAAGTCATTCAGACCATTCTTTAGATATTCCTAATTTAATATTAAGAGCAATATCCGTTTATTCAAATAAGGAAACAAAGTCTATATTTCCTGACGTAGTTGAACTTTCTATTAAAACTAAATATCGTATTGGAGGTTTTGAAGTACAATGTCTTGAAGTTCCTCATAATGCACAATGTTATTCATATATAATAGATTGCCCTGATGGAATGAGAGTCTTGTTTATAACTGATTGTTCTTGTTTTAAATATAAAGTGAAAGATGTAAATGTTTTAATGATTGAAACTAATTACAGTAATGATGTGATTGTAAATAATGCGATACATGATGAATGGTCGTCTAGTGCATCTGAAAATCACTTATCATTGGAACAGGCTATCGAAGTTATTAAAAGACATAAATCTCGTAATTTAAAGACAGTCATAGGGCTTCATCTAAGTAATCAAAATAGCGATGAAAAAAAGTTTGGTGAGAGAATATTTGAAGAGACAGGATTTAGAGCTATATTTGCAGATAGCGGTATCACTGTAGAACTAAAAAGGGAGGAATTTTAAATGGCAAATCCTAATTACTTTAAACTTAGAGACTATCTACAATCTTTAATAGATATGACGATAGAAGCGGAGAATAAAAATCCTATATACTATTATTTCCCTATTGATTCTAGGGATTTAGCAAAGAATATGGAATTAATAAAAAATGGGTATAATAAGGATATATTACCTGTTAATTTATTATGGCAAATAATGGATAAAAAGAAAAATGAAGAATGATAATAAAATTGATTTAGAAGATTTACCAATTGAGGTTTTATTCAAGTATCTTTTAAGAGATTATAAAGCTGCAAAGGTTGAAATAGGAATGCTCCAATCTGAAATAGCAGAGTTAAATTATCAATTAAAAGAGGCAAAAAGACCTCAAATTATGCAAGTTCATTTAAAGGGTATACCTAAAGATGAAAGAAAGGAATATATGATGGCTTATTATGAACAAATAGGTCTAAAACCTGCCGCTGAAAATCTTAGTGGTTCAGGGTTAAGAGGAAAAAGATTAAAATTAGCTTATGATGATTTACTTTCTAAATATATGGAAGTATTAAATGAACTTAAAAGTTTGAAAGAAAAATATGGATAATGAACTAATTAAATCTGAATTGATAAAGAAAATCCTTTATCTTTATGGTAGATATATAGCGATGCGAATATTCTTCTATACTTTAGAGCATGAGTTATATGAAGATAGTCATATTATTAAAATGGCTTTAAAAGAGTGCGATATAGACATTGGAGAATCATTCTCAAGAGAGGATTGGATTAACGAAATAAGGAGATTTGGGTATTCAGGCGAATCTGCATATTCAAACGAAGAAGAATATTATGAACAAGCTAAAAGAATGATGGGATATGAGTAAAATATATGTAGGTTGTGATAATGGTGTTAGTGGAACTATTGGTATAGTCGGAGATAATATAGAACCATATTTCACGAAAACACCTGTAAAATCAGAACAAGATTATACAAAAGGAAAGAAAAACATTACAAGATTAGACTCTTTGAAATTTATGTCATTGTTTAATGGCATGAATAAAAATGATTTGGTTTTTCTAATCGAAAGACCAATGGTAAATCCAACTAGATTCACTGCTACCGTAAGTGCATTAAGATGTCATGAAGCAATGCTTAACGTCATTGAAATATTAGGATGTAAACACATGTATATTGATTCTAAAGAATGGCAAAAAGAACTTCTCCCTAAGGGATGCAGTGGAGATGAATTAAAAAAAGCGTCTTTAGATATTGGGAATAGATTATTTCCATCTTTTGAAGAAGTAAAGCACCCAGATAGAGATGGGATATTAATAGCAGAATATGGAAGGAGGAAAAACTTATGATGATAGATACTGATAAATGGGCTACTATTGACACATACGCATTTTTGAAAGGGATTAAACGTAGATGGGTTTATGATCTTATAAAAAAAAGGTAAGGTGCAAACAATCAAATTATGGGGAAAACAATTAATATATATAGGAGATGAAAATAGATAAAACAAGATTCTTTTTATTCCCTTACATAGCTATCAAACATAATGAATATGTATATGGGAGACAATTATACACTGTTATGGGTGATCTGTCTATACGGGAAGTTGAACACTATATAGAAATTACAAAAGAATACAGTGATGTGGTAATTACAGGTATCTTTGAAATGTCAGAAGATGATTATTTAGCAAGTAATTTAATTGAATGAAACCATGAAAGATTTGATAATAATAATTGTATGCGTTGTATTTGTTGCTGCATTTGTTGGACACATGGAGATAAATTTATCTCCATTTAGTATCAAACTACCAATGTGGCATAGAGTAGTATGTATGATTCTACTTCTTGTTACATATATACTTTGGAATTTTGGAGAAAGACAAGATGCCTATTCGAAAGGATTACAAGAAGGTATTAGAATAACTTTGGAACAAATTAAAGAAAAAAATGGAAAATAAAAATATTTATATATTAGAAGCATCTGCTTATCATTGGGCGAAAGACGAACATATCTCTTTGTTAGAACAAAAACAATGGATCGGATATGGAGATATAGGCAAAGACAAGTTGGAAAAAACAATGAAACAAATAGCAAAGCTATGGCAAGAAGTTTATATCGACAACAGAGATGATACGCAGGTTATAATCCATTTGTATTCTACCGTTCAAAGCAATGGGTTAATATTGAAAGATGACGTTTGCGATTATAAAATAATTGGAGGTAAATAGCAATGAATACAACCTTTGAAAAATCGGCTAATACCACTGATGAATGGTATACGCCAAAAGAAATTATAGACGCATTGGGAAAGTTCGATTTAGATCCATGCGCTCCGGTTAAACCGCTTTGGCAAACAGCTACACAAATGTACAACAAGAACCATGACGGATTAACTAAAGATTGGGTAGGTCGTGTCTGGCTAAATCCACCTTATTCCCGTCCGCTTATTGAACAGTTTATAAAACGGATGGCGGAGCATGGAAACGGAATTGCATTACTCTTTAATCGTTGTGATTCAAAGATGTTTCAGGATGTCATATTCGAAAAGGCAACAGCGATGAAATTTCTACGTAACCGGATTCGCTTCTTTCGACCGGATGGGACTCGTGGAGATTCGCCCGGTTGCGGCAGTATCCTAATAGCTTTCGGTGAAGATAATGCCGATATATTAAGAACTTGTAATATTGCAGGGAAATATGTACGAATAAATTAAGGATTATGAAAGAGAAAGAAATAGAGCTTTTGGTAAATGAAGCTCATGTTTTACAGGAAAGACTACTAGACATTGAAGATTATATTTGGGATAATATTAAAAGTGAAGTAAAGGCTAAATCTTCTTTTGGCGAATATGCAAGTCTTTTACGAATAGTTTTTACCCAAATTTCATTAATGTTAAAGTTTATGATTCCGGTTATGATCTATATGAAACCGAAATTATCAAATTTACCAACGAACAATTATCTGAATTAATGCCATGAGTGATGAACAGATAAATGAGCTTCTTCGGCTAACGAAAGAAAACAACGAAATGCTTGCCAAGATAATATCACACATAGAAAAAATCACCGATGATGATTATTTAGCCAAGCATTTACTTCAAGAATTTATCAATAACGTTGTAGCCGACTTGTTTGCAGATATGCTCCTTCAACCAAAAGGGAGAGGTCATATCAATTCGGAAGAAATAAAAGATATTATTAATCAGTTAAAAATGTAGCTTTATGACAATAAGTACAAAATATGATATTGGAGATATGGTTTGGTTTATGTATGACAATATCTGTGTATTAAAGAAAGTTGAAAATATAAACATAGACGTATATCACAAGTATGTCCAATATATGTTTGATGAAAATAGTATATGGTTATCTGAAAAGCATTTGTTTTCTACAAAAGAGGAACTTCTAAAATCATTATAGTAATATGACAATAGGAAACTTTTTGGCATTCATTATAGGACTGTTTATCGGTCGTGTCTTAACTTATCTTGGAGATAAAACTTATAAGTTCTTAAATAGACCAAAGAAAAAATTAGAGAATAAAGAACCATTAATCTTTGATGGAGTCGATGACTTTGTTAAATGCGCAGAAAACTCTCTTAAAGATTACACTGTTATCAAAGGAGAAAGTTGGTCAGCAGGGAAAGGACATAGCCATATTATTATTCTTGAAAATAAAGAAAATGAAAAAAGAGACGAATAAATTTGGTAGTATGAAATATTATTCGGATATTTGCCGATGTATTAGAAGTAGTGAGCTAATACGGACATATTAATAGACTTTTTTTTTAAGTAACAAAAATATATTCTTAAATCCGTACTGTTCTCACTACCTTGACAGTACGGATTTTTTTATGCCGTATTGGATTTTTCTAATACGGCTTATTTTTGTATCGGCTAGAAACCTCGATTAATAAGTCTTTCGCCAAGAGTAAAGCGCACGTTTAGGCAAGCTGGGGATTTGGAACAGCAGCGTGCATGTGGTATAGACACATAAGTTCTAAAAGTAGATTCATCTATATTAGTAATCTGCCACGATTGAAGGGAATGATGGCGACAGGAATGTTGTTAAAATTTGGATAACTTCATGTGTAAATTTGATTTTGGAGAAATTTATTTCTTTTTCTAAAGGGGATTTACACTCTTTCAGCTAAATTCAAGCTCTTGGAATATTGATTAATACATCTATTATGAAAGTTAATACTAAATATACTAAAGAACAAATAGAATGGATAAAGAAGCATGCTTTAAATGATGATTATAAAGCTTATATATATCCTAAAAAACAATGTAAAAAAAGAAAGAAGAGAATTATATCAACTCATACTTTTAAAGTTGAAAGAAACCCTTCTTATAATGAGCAGTTGAAGGACAAGAGATGGCTTGATAGACGTTTGCAAATTCTTAAAAAGAAAGGAGCAAAATGCAGTAAATGCGGTTCTACCTCAAATTTACAGATTCATCACCTAAGGTATATAAAAGGTAAAATGGCTTGGGAATATAAAGATAAAGACTTAATAGTTTTATGTGAAACATGCCATGAAAAAATTCATTGCCTGGATTTAAAGAAAGAATTTTATTCAATAACTAAATGAATATGGAGAATTTTAAAGAACTTACATCAAAATACGAAGATAGAAAATTTTTCGAGAAAGATCCTGTTTCTTTCCTTTGGAAGTATAAAGATAAGCGAGATATTGAAGTCGCAGCAGTAATCTGTTCTACCCTAGCTTTCGGCAACCGTCAACAAATCTATAAAGCTTGCGAAAAGACATTGGCTATTATGGGAGAATCTCCATACAGGTATATAAAAAACAAGCATTGGGAAAAGGGTGATGTTTGTTGGTATCGTATGCTAAAATGGGATGATTTTTATACGATATGTAAACGCCTATTTGGTTTTTATACAATAAATGTGGATTTAGAAACTGCTATTTATAATAAATCAATAAATGAGAATATAAGTTATCTTGAAAGCATCGTTTCTTTCTTTGATGGTATAAATGGATTTCCTAAAAATACATCTTCATGCTGCAAAAGGCTCAACCTTATGCTTCGTTGGCTAGTCCGGCAGAATAGTCCAATAGATGTAGGAATATGGAAGTCATTGGACCAATCAAAACTTCTTCTTCCGCTTGATGTTCATTCCCTTAATACTCTAAGAGAAATTGGAGCAATCACAAGAAAGAGCAATGATATGAAAACAGTTGTAGAAGTGACAGAATGGGCTAAAACAATATGTCCTAACGACCCTGCAATCCTTGATTTCTATCTATTTGGCAAATCGTATGAAGAAGCACATCCGAAAGAATTTGAAGAGCCAGAGGAAGTTCCAATGAAGCCTAACCAAATATTGCTGGTAAGTGTTTATCAGGTAATGGCTCTAAATGAAATGTGCAACTGTTGCGTTTTGGATATTG